AATTTAAGCGTATATGTTTATGTCCCGGAAAATCTGGACAACTTTAAAAAGGATGTTACGCTCAGAAACCGCAAGACGAAGGAAGAATATGAGCGCCAGGAAAGACGAGGAGAAACGAGAAAAAATGAAGATTGAAAAGGCAAAGCAAATCTTAGAAAGATGTGCAAATGAGAGTGCCAAATTACTCATAAAGAATGCCAACAATGGAGATAGACAAATGGCTGCAGCTGGTTTTAGATTAGCGACTGCACTTAGCATGGCAAGTCTGGCAATAGAAAAGCAGATTCCAAAGGCACCGGTTCACAGAACCCCAACCAGTTACTGGGACGATGAAGTGTACGAATGCCCGATATGCCAAAATCTGGTAGGAATGGACGATTTAAGAATTAATTACTGCGATACATGCGGACAGGCTCTTGAATGGAATTTTTCGGAGGAAGAAGATGAATAGACGACAGAGAAAGAAAGATTATCAGAAGAAGCACGGTTATAACCCAGGTGAGGAAGACCGTGTTCAGCAGATGATTAGAGATATGGTCGAATACGCAGATCGACGTCCTACAGAGGTGAAGAAAGAATGTGCGAGAGTTGCCTATTCTAGTTTTCTGGAGAATATTAAGCAGAGAAATCAAAGCAAAAGAAAGTGGTGGAGAAAAACAAAATGATTTTATTGTTAATGTTAGTGATAGGGGCTGAGTTGGCATCTATTGCAATTTACGCAGTTATGTATACACAGAATGCATTTAAAGAAGTTCTTCCAGAGTGGGACAAATATGGAGATGATCGATCGATATCGCTGTTTATTATGGCAATCTTTTGTGGATGGTTGTTTGCACCATATTTTGCATGGATGTTGCACAAATGGATCAAGGAGAGAAAAGATGATACGATTGACAGAGACTGATGAACAAGGCAACTGGGCGCTGAAAGGAGTTGCCTGGAAATCGTTGCATGTAGGACAGGTTATTACAAAAGAAACGAACGAAAAGCTCTATGGTGCGTTGTGCAAGCTCAAAGATTATGAGGATAGTGGGCTGTCACCAGATGAGGTGGAAGCGGTAATTGAGTTGTACGACACAAAAGAGCCAAAGCGGCTCCAGATGCCACAGAAGATAGTAGATCATATTATGAGACTGGCAGGAAAGGAACATTAATGACAAAACGAGAAGGGGCAGTGTTATCTGCTTATACAGGAATTTTGCTTTGTGAAAGCTTTGATGATGTGCATGGTTATATCACAGAAATTATGGGACGTCCAGTATTTACGCATGAACTTCCATTTCTTGAGAAAGAAATTAAAAAGAGATCAGAAGCAGAATTTAAGGAGATTATAAAGAATCAGCAGTAACTATTTGTGAGAGGAGGTAAT